TTTCAATATAGAAACACAAACTTAATTATTTAATTATATAATTAAATAAATAAATGACCAGCAATTAAATTCAGAATATCTTTAGGTAATTTTGTATTCTTTAAACTTATAAATTCTATAAAATGGATTAAATATTTTTCATCATAATTTTTAGGAAATATATTTGTTTTTCTAAGAATATATTGTTTCATTTTTACTATATTACTTCTATTTTCACCTTTCCATTGAAGAAATGAGTAATAATATTTTTGGTCTAAATTTATATTATCCTTGAATTTATCATTAAATAAATTTATAAAATTATCTTCATATTTGTATAATTCTACAAATGATTGATTATTCTTTTCATTTTTTTCATAATAATCAGCTAAATAATCCATAGCATCAGAATTATTTAGTTCAATAGCCATTAAACAATATTTTTTCATTAAATCATAATTCTTTTCATTTTCTTCATAATAATCAGCTAAATTAGACATAGCACTAGAATTATTTAGTTTAATAGCCATTAAATAATATTTCTTCATTAAATCATAATTCTCTTCAGTAATTTCATAATAAAGAGCTAAATAATACATAGCATCAGAATGATTTAGATTAATAGCCATTAAATAATATTTTTTCATTAAATCATAATTCTCTTCAGTATCATAATAAACTCCACAATATAAATATTCTATAACTGTTGATGGTTCTTCAAAAATGTTACTTTTAAATAAATTATAAATCTTTGCCAAAGAATTATTATTTTCTATTTTTACATATTTTAAATCATATTTTTCTAAAATATTGATAATATATTCTTCCATAATTATATAATATTATTTTAACTAAAATAATATTTTCTAAATCAATTTTATTGATACACTAATCAATTTTATTGATACACTAATCAATTTTATTGATACACTAATCAATTTTATTGATACACTAATCAATTTTTATAATTAATTTTTATAATTTATTAATCATCAAATATGTCATATATCCTCTAGCCAAAGCATCTGTGAAAACAAAACCTATTCTAAAAATTCTCCAATAAATATAACCAAAAGTATCAGTATTATTTATTTTTTTCCCATTTTCAATATAATATCTTTGGAAAGTTTTATTAAAGAAAATAGATACAATACCAGAACCGTAATGAACTGAAGCTAATAAACATAAAAATGGATCTGCTCTTTCATAATAAATAAAAATTGTCAACCATCCTAAAATATCAAAAATATTAGAAACTGTAAATACACTTAATCTTTGGTTATCTGCAGAACCAGCTGGAACAAATCCATAATAACCCATAAATTTAGTTCCTGTAAAAATATGAGCTACGACTTGATAAATATTATTAATTAGAGTTGAATATAAAAAGTAATGATATAAATCAGAACATAAAATTACATGATACATGTATGAATAAAATGGATTTAAATAAATTAAAGAAAGCCATGTAAGAAGAGTAATAAATAAACTAATCACTAAAGAAAAGTAAAATGTATGGTGATTTTCATAATCTTTTGTAGCTAGAATATCTTGTTTCATTTTGATTTTTATTACTTATGAATAATGAAATCAATTTTATTGTTTTAATCTTTTACTTTCATTTTCAGGGAGATAATACTCTATATAATTTTTAATTTTTTCATAATCTAATGGGACATTATATGGAACAGTGATTAAATAAACTCCATTTTGATCACATGTATCAACTTTATATTGATCTCTTCTGATTTGATTTAAAAATTCTTCTTTGGTTTTATGAAATGTATTAGGGTAAACATAATGTTGAAGACCTGAATATTCCACTGCTATTTTCAAGTCATCGTTATACATATCCAATTCTAAATTTCTGCCAGTTTCAGGGTTTTTAAGAAAGTTTGGACGAACACAATAAAATGGAAGTCCATATATTTCTTCAACAGCTTTTTTGCATAAAAGTTCACCTTTAGAAGGTTTATTATTTTTATAACATGTATGTTCACCTAAAGCTAAAGTTCTAGGAGATTTTAATTCTGGGGAAAAATATTCCATAGATTCTGATATCGAAATTTTGGGCGTATCATGAGAACTAGCAAATCTAGGTAAAAAATTAAAATCTTCTTTTTCTCTTAAATCTGGTAGATTCGGGGTAATATCTACAGATTCTTCTTCTTGACTATGTTCTTGACTATGTTCAGTTTCATGTTCAACGTTTCTAGAAGCATCTACACCTATTTTTAATGGAGCCAAGCCTATATATTCAACATCTTCCTGGCCACCCCAAAAAAGCCAAATTATAAACAATATTATTAATAAAAATAAAATACAATATTGCCATGAAATAAAATCTGAAATCACAATATCCATTTTTATTTTATTTTTATTATTTTTAAATAAAAATAAATTATTTAACATCCATATTTACTACTTTCCAAACGAAAGTATCAACACAAATTTCACCATCATTATAATGAAGTTTTTCATATTTATAATCTTTAGGATAAAGTTCATTTGCATATTCTAAAGCTTCTTTATTACATAAAGCCATTGCATCACTGAAATTTTTATATACACCTAAAACTTTAGAATATGACTCAGCACATAAAAAAGAAACATAAACTTTTTCCATTATTAATTTTATTTTAATTAAAATAAAATTATCATTTTTTATGAAGATTTTAATAAAATTTTTAGTTCACCATAACTACCAATAGATGTAATAATTTTCAAAGGTTTCTTAGGTTCAATGTAAATTTTCAAGGTTGAATTTTGACTAAACCCGTTAATTTTACTCAAAGCTTTAATATTATTTATGTATATTTTAAACTTTTCAATTACATGAATATCTTTAATATTAAGTTTAGGTTCAGATTTATTTTCTGTGGTATTAAAAGAATTTATATTTGAGCTTAAATTGCATTTCCCGTATTCTTTAATCATAACTATTTTATTTTCACTTGAATAACCTTTAATTACAATACCATTTTCATATCCAATAAATTCAGCATAACTGCATTTATTTGTAGTTAAAGCTTTACAAAATTTACTGAAATCACTTTGGTAAATTGTGCAATTTGGGTTATTTACACTTCTTGAAAAATCTTCAAGTTTGTAAATAGAAATATTTCCACTCTGCATAGGCATACAATAAAATACTGCATTATCTCCTGAACTTTTTTCTTGAGATCTGACTTGGATGTAAAAATTTGTTGGTTCATCATGATTACGATAAATATCTAATTGATCTTTTTTACCAACTGTCCTGGTTTTATTTTTCAAATCCGATAAATTAATAGTTGAGACAATTTCAGAATTACAGGAAGAAAATCTATAATCTGTTAATTCATAAGTTCTTATAGTTACATCATTAAAAATAGTTTTATCCTCATCTTGTTTTTGGTAAGTAATAGTATCATTTTTAAAAACGAAAGTTCCTTCTAAAGAGATTAAACGTAAATATTCAATTAAATAACGAAAAGATGAACCGTCTATGAATGTTGCGAAAAAGCTTGCATTTTTATCTTCAGATTTTAAAATATTTTTTTCTTCTTCTTCCTCTTCTTCCTCTTCTTCCTCTTCTTCCTCTTCCTCTTCTTCCTCTTCTTCCTCCTCTTCTATTTTTCGTAATGTTAAAGACATTTTTTTATTTATTTTTGCTTTTTAAGCCGAAAATAAATAAAAGTTAAAATAAATTAAAGATATAAAGATTTTTTATATATTTAAGTCGAATTTAATTAACATTCATTAATAGCAGTGATATTTAAATGAAATTCATGACAAGATCTACACATTGCTTTATATAGGTTTCTCCCTCCAACAAGCTCGGCTGATGTATCTGATGTCATTCTAGCTGTGAAAGGTGCCTTTTTAACTACACCATAATTATCTCTACATAAATCACAATAAGCAGTTAATTTTGTAACTTCATCTGCATTTGGGATTAATTCTAAAACTTTTCCAAAACGTCGTCGGTAACAATCTCCATCTAGAGAAGCGATTAAAACATGTTTACCGTAAACTGATACCCAATCATTAATACATTTCACAGTATCTTCATCATTAAAAAACTGAAGTTCGTCGATACCGATATAGTCATAATCAGATACTGAGACTTCTTTTAAACTTGAAACTTTAACACAGTTAATTTTAGGAGATGATCTTGAATATGAACTATTATGCGTTGTTACAAAATCATCTTGGGATTCAGTTTCTCTTTCATCTTTGATTGAATTAATATACAAACAATTGAATCTTTGATCAGCCATTGATGTCAATTTAAAAAGAACTTTACTACTCTTTCCACTATACATGGGACCGAGAAATAATTCTAAATATCCTTCAGGGTGTTCTTTGATAGTTTTCATTTTCGTTTTATTAATAGTTTCAGTTTCTTTAACTGGAAAATCTAAAATTTCAAAATTTTCATAATTCGGAAAATCATCTAATTTTTCCCATGAATTTCCAATTTCTTTTGAAATATTACACATATCTTCTTCTGTCAATCTGAATTTTTCAACTTGTTCTAAACCATTATCGACTACAATTTCTTCCATTGCTGGAAATCCCATTTCAATATCTGTATTAAAAACAGGGTTGTCTGTGAATTCAAATTTTTCCGGGAAATTGATATCCCATTCTTTGATTTTCTTTTCCCAGTCAATAACAGGAAGTTCTTGTCTTAATCTTTTCATTCTTGATACATATTCTTTAGAAATATATTCTTCGCTTTCACTTTCTTCTTGGTCACTTTCACTTTCTCCACTGATATTTTCACTTTCTTCTTGATCACTTTCTCCACTGATATTTTCACTTTCACTTTCTTCCGAATTCCATTCAAAATATGTTACATTCATATTGTCATTCGTTGAAATGATTTCATTACATACCATTTTCATTAAAATTCGGTGTAAATTTTTATCATCTTTTACAATTTTTCTATGAGCATATTCTTTCTGAATTTCAAATTTTAGATATTTTGGTATAGTTCTTCTATTATTTTTTTGTTCAAGTTCCATAAAAACAATTGACATTAAAAGGTTATGAAGTTTCTTATCAATGTCAATGAAATTATTTGCTCTCTGTCTTCTATAATATTCTTCAACGATATCAGAATTTAAATTATCACGGTAAAGATAATTATAATTTTGCTTCTTAATCTTTTCAGCTAATTCCAAATTTGTATCTGGGGGTCCAGGAATTGTAAAACAATCGATTGTTTCTTCCTCTTTTTCATAAGATTTGCTTATACATGTTTCACTGTCACTATCCTTTTTTTTCGAACTAATTAACCAATTAAACATTTTATTTATCTTGGAATATTTTTTAAGATAAAAATAAAAAATAATTACTAAATCATTTTTTATATTTATGGTGAAATAGGATATTCTGTTTCTAAAATATAAGGTTTAACGTATAATTCATAGTTTTGTTTAATTTTTAAATAATGTTCTCTCCAAAATTCTGGGTCAAATTCAATTCTTTGTGTAAAAATTTGAGATGTTGATGTGCAATAAACAATATAATCACATGATTTTTTCTTCAGAACAAAAAGTGCATGTTGCATCTGACTATAATGAGTTTTCCATATATGACCTACATAATTTTTCTCAGGTTTCCAACCGCGACTTAAATTATCTATGTAATTTTGAATAGGTTTATACATTTTTTGAGGACATTTAATCTCTATAATTTTATCATTATCCTTATCTATAACTTCACCGTCAACAGAAGCTCCAATTTCAGGATCATATTTGCATACACATAACCCACGTTCTATAACTTTACAGTTGTATTTTTTCATATACCAATTTCTAGCATAAGGTTCATATTTATGTCCATGTTGCATAGCTGCATTATCTTCTATATGGTCTAATCCAGCAATAATTTTTCCAGTTTGTTCTGCTGTTTTAAAATTACTTTCCCCAGCCATTGCTCCAGAGTCGCTTGTATTTATTCTACCCTTTCTAGCATTTTTCCATTTTTCACTTCCTTGTGGGGCTAGATATTCCCAATAATCTCCACAATCTTTCCAATCAGAACTTGTTTCTGTCTGCATATTTATTAAATTTATTTATTAAATTTAATAATCAATTTTATATTGATCCTAATCAATTTTATTATAATAATCTCAACATGGCTGCATGAGACGTTTTATTATATCGAAGAATTGAATAAAAATCTATTGAATCACCTGCATTATTTTCAACAGGTTCAATTTGATTAGCTTGAGAAATTTCATACACTACATATTTAGGTTGTTCTAATTCATCGTATTCGGGGCTTTTAAATCCAATATTTACTTTATATTTCCTCCAATAGTAAGATATATTTAACGCTCTTTCTATATTTCCTTCTGTTACATTTTGAATCAAATAAATATGATTATCTGGGGAAATATACATATAAGGTTCATTTTTCAAAGCATTTCCGATAGTAAGTTTATTCAATATTTCAGGATATTTGTTCAATGAACCTAACCAAGTTTTTAAATCAATTTCATTTAAAAATAATACCACTCCAGTATAATCTATAAAATCTTCATCTACTAATTTTTCCCTATTGATGGTTTTAGGAACAGTCATATTTTTAATATTTTTCACATATTCTTTTACATACATTTCCATTAAATATAATACTCCATTAAACATTTTCTCTGAATATAAGAATAACCTATCACCTGAAAATAATGTAGGAACTCTTTTTCTCATTTCTACAATACCTTCTTCTACAGTATTTACATCGGGGAATTTTCTTCCTATATTTTTAAAATCATAAATATTTGAACTATTTCCAGTTATATTACCAATTCCTGTATATTTATTCATGAAATCTTTCAGTTCCATTTTTGATAAAGCTAATAACCATTTTAGGCTTTGTAATATAAAATTCAGATCACGTTTTATTTTTCTTAATCTTGGGACAACTTCAGTTCCATTTTCACCTAATGGATTAGTTGGCCCTATAGGTAAATCTTTTGTAATACCTTCCTTTTTAACAGGAATAATAGGAAAATAAATTCCATATACTAAATCTAAAACCGAGAACCATAAACCATCAACCAATCCTTTTGAATTTATTGAAACTGCTACAGGATTTTTAAATATCGATAAAACATTATCTATACTAGCTCTAGTAACTTTTTTGCTATCAGGTAAATTTTCAGGAGAAGAAGAAGGAAATATCATTAAAATTTCATCATTAAGATATAAACCTCGTAATTTTCCAAATTCATCAATATATTGTTTCGTGGCAATTTTATTTGTCAACTCATAAAAATTAATTCTTGAATACAAATTATTTCTGGCAATTATGTCAATATCACCATTATCACTAACTAACTCCCATGTTATTGTGTTATTCACAGATAACAAAGCATTATATATAATATTATATATAGTTTTATCAAAGATTGTTTTTTCTATTTCATCTTCATAACTTATTAATAATTCGCATTGAGGATAAGATAAATTGTCAGACTCTGAGCCCATAGTTCTGTAAATTAAAATGGTCGGTAAATCAGGAGAAGGCGTTCGACTATAGAATAATTTAAATCTGGGTAATTCAATTACTCCTTTACTACCTTCTTTATTCTTTAATCTTTTTTCTTCATCTGAACTTGGGGCAAATACAAATAAATTAATACCATATGTTTTTTCAATCGCTCTATAATATAAATTTGGATCTAAGAAAGATTTTTGATCCTTTAAAGAATATAAAATTTCGTCATTCGTAAAATCATACATTTCTTGTTTACATAAACTTGGGTGTATTTTATCAGAAATTACTAATCTTAAATCAGATATGTATTTTTCTTTATCTTTACTTTTTATATATTCTTTATCATCAATAGCAATAGATAAACAATGTAATAAAGAATTTACACTTCTAGGGACACCTTTTCTACGTATTTCAGTTATAGTAGGGTCAGTTTTTAACAAATCATTTATACTTGATGGAACAGTGCCATATCTTCCTATTTTTAAAATTTTATCAGATTTGATTGTATGACTTTCAGATTCTTTTGGAGTAATATCAGGTTTAATACTTTCAATTATACCTTCTTTAAAAATTTTAGAATATTTTGATGATTTGGATTCCATGTGATCTTCTTTAAAACAACAAGGTAAACCTGGGAAAAGATCTTTATTTTCTAACTTATTCGTTTTAACCCCTGGAAAAGGAAATTTATCATCTGGACATACAAAATGATATTTTGGATCATTTGGAGGTAAAGATAAAACTTGTCTTTTTAAAATTTCATTCTTATGTTCAAAAGTTGTTTTTTTCCATTGGTCAATTTGATCTTCAGAGATTGATAAAGGTTGTTGTTCACATGGGCATTTTCTAGGATAACCAGGGATAAAAAGTTCAGGGGCTACTTGTTTTAAAATTCTACTTTTACTATTATCATTTCCATCTTTTCCAATTTTTCTAACACATGTAACATCTTCTTCATAATTTTTAAATTCAGGGATATAACTAATGTAAAAATCTTTAAAAGATTCTTCATTCTCTTTATATCTAGTCAATAAAGTAGAAAAAATTTTAACAAAATCTTGCGCAATTTTCAAAGATTCGGCAGATGAAATATTAATTCTTATATAAGGTTCTTTTTCTTCTAAAATTTTTTCAGTTTCTATCCCATCTTTCAAAACATTTACAATTTCCCCACCCTTTGCATAATTTTGTGTAATATTAAAAGAAACAGAAGAAGGTTTTTGATCATCTTCCAAATCTAATCCAGATAAGGAACGGTAAAATAATTTTAGTTGTTTTTTAAGCGCAAATGGCGTAGACATATCTTTCATGAAAAAATAATTACTAAATGCGTCATCGTTTAAAACCATATGAGATAATAACAAATCATTAATTTCAATATCAAAAATATATAAATCTCCTGATATTGAATTTTCATCCATGGAAACAATATCTAACGCTAATGAATTTGTAATATTTTTTAAAACCTTTTCTTTATTACTTTCGGTAGGAACTTTTATTTTCATTAAATTTTTTTCTAAACTATAAGTGCCTTTCAAATATGAGTTACCATCAGCTTTTAAAACAGAAAAATTCAAAGTGTTTGGAATTTCTTTTAAACTGATCGAAGGGATAATTTTAGAATATTCTGGTCTGTTTTCAAGAGTTTTTCCTTTATAAAGTTTAATAACTTCTCTATTTTTTTCTAAAGTCGTATTCCATCGAAGATAAGGCAACTCTTCTTTTGGAACTGACAAATCAAAAATTTCATATCCATCATCTAAAGTAGGTGTTTCCCCATTTTTCATCTGCATTTGAGCAAAAATAATAGTTGAATTTATTTTTATAGGAGAATATTCTAATTCCTTATACCCTAACAATTCCCCCTGTATTTGTTCAATACTTTCTAGTTTTTCCATTTCATAAGATTTTTCTTCTTCTAATTTTTTAAACCAAGTTCTTCTTAATAACAAAAGTTCTTGTTCATTTCTTATTTTATCTAAGCCTAAAGATTTATAAAAATTATTTATTTTTAATAAACTGTCTTCTTCTTTCAAGGAATAAAGCATTATTAAATCTTCAGGGGTAATTGTTTCAAATATTTTATATAATTCGGGTAAATTTTTCCCTGCTAAAATCAAGGTGTTAATTTCTTCAATCATATTTGTATATTTATTATCTGAAATTTTTACAAACTTACTAGGAATATCTAACTCTTTTGCTCGTTTTAATAAAATAGATATATCATTCTCAAATCTTTCCATATTTTAATTTATTATTATTTTCTTTAAAGATTATTTTTTTATATAATTTTATTTTTTAATAAGTAAATGTTAATAAAAATATAAAAATATGTTTTTATAACAAAATGATTAATTAAAAAATGAAAAAATTAAAAATTGATTTTAAAATGGTTTAAAACAGGTATCTTATAAAATAAAGACCAAAAAAGGTGAAGTAAAGACTTAAACAAAAGGAAATCTATAGAAAAAATGTCTAGAGTTAAGAAAGAAGTTAAAATCACATACGCCACCGTCGATACCCCCGCACAATCACTAACAGGTGCAACCCCTAAGGAAAAATTACATTTATCTCCTGCTGAATTTGGAGCTCAGCTCAAAGCTCATTCAGCCAACATTAAAAGATTAGTGAAGATGGGTCGCGATTTAGGAAAGGCCAAGGGAGGAAAAGCAACTCTTGCCGATGGAACAGTTTTTGGAGCTAAGGAACTAAACAAGCTAGTAACCCAAGAAACCAAGACTTTGGGACAATTGAAAAAGAATTACACTGCCCGTGGAAGTAAGAAAAAGAGACCCGCATTAACTAAGGAAGGTAAGGAAAGAAAGACTGGAGATGGTTTTGGAAAGGGATCATTTTTAGAAGCCCCTCTAATTCAATTTCTCAGAGAAGCCAACTTTGGAGCTCAAAATGCTGTCATCCATGCTGCTATTGACCCTCTATTAGATCAAGGAGTATTAAGTCGTGCTATCTTAACTCCCCTAATGACCGCTTACATGTTTGCCAATGGTCTAAGATTTGTTGAAGATGGAAAGAAGTATTACAGAACCAATGATGTTTTAAACAGAGTTCTAGGACCTTATATTTCAGCAGAAGAAGCCAGCGATACTGGCCTCAGCAAGAGCGGAAAGCCCAGAATGAAGTTCGCCAGAAACAAGTTTGTTTACAACCGACTTCAATCTATTGTCAACCCTGGGATCAAATCCAAGGATTCTCTGAGTGCCGATGAAGTTGCTTATGTCAGCAACCCAGCAATCGTCAGTGCTCTAGCTGAAGCCCAAAAAGTTGCCACTGCCGCTAACACTGCTGCTACAGCATAAATATAATATTATTTAAATATAAAAATTAAATATTCTTAAAAAAAAGAATATTTAAATTACTCTTAAAAATAAAAAATAATTGTTAAATAAAAATTTTATGTCGAACCGTTGCGCTGATACTTCAAATTGTCCTGATGGAAACTGTGAAGGTTGTAAAAATGGGGAAATATTCCCAGATGATCCTAGATGCTATCCCGATTGTCCAGATGCTAAAGTAACTACTTCTTCTGGAAATTGGATTATTATAACAATTATATTAATCTTATTAGGGGCTTTATTAGTAATGGCTTTTATTGTAGGTTTTGATTGGTTTAATAAAAGTAAAAAGGCAGCAGAACCAAAGAATGTAACTGTAAATAAACATATTCATAATATAAAGCAGCCTTCAATTGTAGTAAGCCCGGCGCCTGCTCCCATGACCACTACTGTTACTCCTGTTATAACTTCTAGAATTGTTACACCAACAGTGAATTCATTTTCTCCAGTTAGTTACAGTGGAACAAATTTAACTATGAATGATTGTCCATTTAAATAATTTATTATAAAAATAAATTATTTCTTTAAGATTATTTTAATATTTTAAAAAAAGAATTAAATTATAAAAATAAAAATATAAAATATTTTTTTCCTCAAATAATAAAAATGGGTTGTGGAAAAAGAAAATATAGTTCAAGTTCATGTTCAGTGATTTGTGAACCTGGTCCAAGAGGACCTAGGGGACATCCCGGAAGAGATGGATGTCCTGGAAAGAAAGGAAGAGACGGTTGCCCCGGAAGAAAGGGAAGAGACGGTTGTGATGGACCTTGTGGAAAGAAGGGACCTTGCGGACCTTGTGGTCCCAAAGGTTGCCCTGGCCCTAAAGGAAGAGACGGTTGCCCTGGAAGAAAGGGACCTTGCGGACCTTGTGGACCTAAGGGAAGATGTGGACCCTGTGGACCTAAGGGGTGCCCTGGACCTAAAGGAAGAGACGGCCATGACGGTTGTCCTGGAAGAAAGGGGCCTTGTGGACCTTGCGGGCCTTGTGGACCTAAGGGGCCTTGTGGACCTTGTGGACCTAAGGGGTGCCCTGGACCTAAAGGAAGAGACGGTCATGACGGTTGCCCTGGAAAGAGAGGACCCTGTGGACCCTGTGGACCTTGCGGACCTAAGGGTTGCCCTGGAAAGAGAGGACCTTGTGGACCTTGTGGACCTTGTGGACCTAAGGGTTGCCCTGGAAAGAGAGGACCTTGCGGACCTTGCGGACCTTGCGGACCTAAGGGAAAATGTGGACCTTGTGGACCTCGTGGACCTAAGGGAAGAGACGGGTGTGACGGTTGTCCCGGAAAGAAGGGACCTTGTGGACCTTGTGGGCCTTGCGGACCTAAGGGAAGAGATGGTTGCCCCGGAAAGAGAGGACCTTGCGGACCTTGCGGTCCTAGAGGAAAGGACGGTTGCAACGGTCTAGACGGTAAAGTCGCTGAAAGTTTGATTCGTGAAACTTCTGTTGATACCACTCAAAATTCCGAACATACTCTAATTGTTAAGGGAGCCGGAGCTGCTGTCAAGGTTCAGCTAAAGAGAGTTGGATACAGGTGCCAAAAACGTGAAGTTGAAGTAAAGCATGAATCTACCTGTTCATTCTGGTCATCTAGCTCTTCTTCTTGCTCTTGCTCTTGTGGATCTTCTTCTTGCTCTTGGTCTTCATCTGAAGAAGTTTCACACATCAAGCTATGCACTAGTGACAAATACACCGTTGTCAACTATGGAGCTGAAATTGGAGGAAGTGTTGTTACTTTACTAGCTGGAAAGGATGATACTTTTGCTGACGGTTCAAAGGAATATACTTTACTCCCTGGAAAGACTGTTACTCTACAGAACTTAAAGAGCGTCTTGTATGTTGTGTCTCAATAAATTGTTTAAAAACAAAAATTAATTATTATTAAAAAATAATAATTAATAAAATAAAATGTCAGAATTGTGGAAAGAATTGCATTTACGAACATTAAACTTCAAAGGGAAAGATGATACAGAATTTTTAAAGAATTTTGCAAAGAAAATACCTAGATATACTAAAGGTTGCGCTTGCAACGAACACTGGAAAAAACTTGTGAAACAACATCCTCCAGTATTTGGTGAAAAATATTTTGAATGGGGATGCTTTTGTCATAATGAAGTTAACAAGAGACTAGGTAAACCTACTTACACAGTCGAAGAAGCTAGAAAATTATATACAGATTTATAAAAATTATAAATTATTTTAAAATATTTAATTTTTTAAAAATTAAATATTTAATAAAAATGGGGTTGCCTGAAATACCTCTCGTCTTATTTCCTTTAACCGCAATTATTTTTATTTTATTAGCTGCTTTTACTAATATAAGATATGAACTTCGACCTACAAATTATATCGGTCATAGTGCAATATTTGCTAGTTTGGTTGTAGGCTTTATATTTTTATATTCTATGCAAAAGTTTGATAGAATGGATGCAAATGTTCCTGTGGTAGAAAGAAATATTATTTTCTTAACAGAAATAGCTTTAAAATATGATCCCTCGACTATTTGTTTTTTAATTGAATATTTAGATAATTTCTTAAATTTTGAAAACGATAAATTTCCAATTTTAAGATTTGAAAATGCTATAACACCCACTATAGATGACGAAACTGTTCAATTTCGTGTTAGAGAAGCTGTTACTATTTTAGAATTAATTTCTCATGAAAGAATTACTAGAACAAATTTAATTAGAGAAGAAATATGGTATACTGTTTATATTATAGCTTTCTTATTAACAGTTATATTTCCGTTAGATAGCAATTTTGCAAAATCTTTAGATTCAATTATAGTTATAGTTTTAATATGGTTTCCTATTATTACAGTATATTATTTATATCAATCTGAATTAAGAAAATTACAGGAAACAATAGAAAATACTAAAGATGAATTAATATATATAACAAAAAAGAAAGGTATTAATTGTAAAAAAGTAATAGAGAATGAATAAATAATTTATTTAAATTATTTATTTAATGTGTCAATCTGGTTAACAGGAAATTTAATTCTTTTTGATTTAATATAATCATCGATGATTTCAATTTCATATAATGTAGCTGAAAATGGTGGCATATCCATATAAGAAAAACAATATACCCAATCTGTCTGAGCCTCATCTTCATCTAAATCATCAATATCTTTAATAATTACATCTTCATCTTTTTTTAA